AAGGAGAGATGCACGACATTACTTGTCAAGCTCGCCTCCGGGTCTGTTCTTCGGCAATTGCTCGGCCTGCTTCAGCGCAAGTTCGTGCCTGTGCTGGGCCTGCATCCTGTCCAGCTCGAACTGGCGCTCCGCCTGCTGCTGAGCCAAGGCAAAGTCGCGATCGGACTGCTGCTGCGCCAGTTGAGCTTCAGCCTGGGCCTTGTCATGTTCTAGTTGCAGCCGTGCCGCCGATTCCTCACGCATGAACTGGATCTTCGCGGCACCCTCAGCCTGGGCCTGCTGTAGCTCCATGGCACTGCGCTGCTGGTCGAACTGCATCTGGCTAGCGGCCATTTGCGTCTTGGCCTGGGTTGCCTGCATATCGGCTTGAGCCTTTGCAACAGCAGGATCAGGCGGCGGCTGCGGCATGCTCGCCTTCAGCTGCTGGCCTTCGGGGCTATCGGGATCAGTGAAGTAATCGAGCGGATTGCCCAGCGCGCTGTCGCGAATGATGCCGGCACCATTGTTGTAAAGCTGCTTGTCGGAAACCAGCCCCAGTTGATGGCCGGCCTGCTGTATCTCAAGCACCATCTGCCGATAGGCGAGGCGCTGTTCCTTCTTGCCCGAACCGAGACCAACCCGGATCGAAACGTCAAGATCGCCCGACCAACGTGAAGGATCGACGGTACGAGCCTGCCCGTCCATCTTGACCATCATCGGGTCGCCGTTCTTTATCATCAGCCGCAGCTTCTTCAGCAGCAACCTGGCAAACGCCTCCGCGAAGTTGCGGGCGACGAACTCCTCCATCTGCTGGCCCTGCGCCTGCATCAGTGCAGTACCGGTGGCCGTCCTGTTCAACGCATCCGCATCGAGCCCCTGGTTGAGCCGGGTAATGCCGGTGCGTGATTCCTGCTCGCCGACCAGCAACTCCATCAGGGCCATCGACTTGGATGGGTCGAACGGATTGTAAAGCGGGACCGGGGCCTCCCTGCCCCTCACGATGCCTCCGGGAACGACCGTCAATAGATCGTCAATGGTGTTTTCGCCCATCATCGTCTCATTGACAAACATGCGCGGCGCGTTGGTCATGTACGTGCCGTCGAGCGCCTGCCTCAGCAAGACCGAACGCACACGCTGGAGATCCATCACCTTGTCCGAAAGCGCGTTGCCAACCATCCGATGCGGACGCGGGAACGGGCAAAACACAACGAACGGGTTTTCCTCGACCTCTTCCCAATCAAGTATGGTACGGCCGACACGAAACGCCTTGACCAACTCGGCGCGGCCATCGCCGTCCATGTCAACCCAGCGATACTCTTCCCTCAGCCAATGCTCGCGCATGCCAGGGACGGAACTCATGTCCTCGCCGAACAACAGTTCATCGTTCCAACGCTCGGTCTCGCGGCTATCAATCGAGGCTTCGTCGGCGTTGGGCAGGTCTTCTACCATCGCGCGGTCAAAGCCCATCTCGATCAGGTCGGAATCGGTCTTGCGGCTGCGGTGGCAAATGTAATGCGCGTCATCCTCGTGACGAGTGCGCGTGGCGAACAGGAACTCCTCGTTCGGGATAGGGAGATCGACATATTTCTTGATCTTCTTGGTCTGCTCAAGGACCAGCGAGAATGTCCCGTCCTCCTGCTGTGACGCCTGAACGATCTTGCCGTCAGCCTCATCCAGCGCCCCAAGATATTCCTCGGGAACGCCATTCATCGGCGTGCGGACGGTCTTCTCTTCCTCGATGCACGCGACCTTGACCGCGCAAACCTTCTCGATCAGGCCAGCCTTGAGCCAGTCGTGAAGCACCTTGTAGCCGTCCTGATGGCGCAGGAAGGCGAGATTGACCGCTTCGGTGGCCTCGGCCGCCTCTTGGTCCTGATCGGCCTCCTGAGCCTCGAATTCGACCACCCTGTCGCCTGACACCATCGTGCGCAGGACGGCGATCGTCATGTAATCGACGACTTCCTGCACAACCGGCACGACAATCTGCGAGCGGCCCTCTTCCTCGTCGCCGAAGGGCTCTGCCTCGTAGAATTTGAGCGCAACCTCCTGCTCGTCGGCAAGCGTGCTGTCGCGATAGGAGATCGCGCGCCGCTCGTCTTCTGCCAGGATGATCGCCAACTCTTCGTTGGTGAGGCGATCAGTCAAACGTAGGCCCGCTTTGGATAGATGATTTTGGCAGCGGCCTGCCGTTCGCGATGCCCGACCGCAAAATAGCGAAATGCATCAGCATAATGCGATGTCCAATCATGCAGGGGGCGGAGTTTGAACTCTTGCCGCTTGTCGTCCCATTCGCGCCGATACATGCGCAGCGCCTCTATTCCGTCCTTGCATTTGGTTCGGTCGAACCAGCATGTCGGAAGAAGCATTCTCGCGGCCTGGATTCCGTCCTCAACAGGGATATTAGGCACAACCGTGGCGGCGATGCCGAGGTCTCGCAGGACTTCAAGGCGGCTTCGGCCTGTTCCAAGCTCGCGAACTTCAACATCATGGGGCAGATAGTGGTTGCCGTAGAGGTAGCCACGCGCCTGCAACTCCTTGGCATAGTAGTCGAGACCGCCGCCCTCGCCCTTGAGAACGTCGATAACCCGTGTCTCCCTGCCTACCGTCTGGATGAACCAGATCACCGTCGAGTCAGCGACACCGAGGTCCCATGCGGTATGCGTCTGCAGGCGTGGGTCGTGGAGGACGGTCGAGATCCGCGAAGGATCGTCAAGCTCGGCCTCGTTCATCTCCTTGCCATAATATGCACCACGAACGGCGGCATCGAACGAGCACTCGTATTCCTGAGCGTATTCGTCCTCGCTCATCATCTTCCTCGCGTCAGCCAGCTCCTTGTCGTCGAGCAGCTGCGTTTCAGAAGCTTTCAGCGAGAGGGTAAACCAGTCGGGGTCGTCCTCAGCGTTGACCCAGAGCTTGTGGAAGGTGTTTTTTCCTTTGGGTGTGCCGATGAAAATAGCCCACCCCTTACGATCGCTAAGTGCAGGACGAATGACTTGTGTCCAAACCGTGGGGTCCATATCCCCAAACTCATCGAGAACGGCGCCGTCGAGATTTATACCCCGAAGCCGATCAGGATTATCGGCACCGTAAATGCGAATCCGCGCCCCGTTGTTCGGCAGCTCGACCCATAGCTCTGAAGCATTGACCTTCCTCTCAGGCCCAAAGCAGTCCGTATATTCCAGCAGGTAGGACCATGCGATGTCCTTGGCCTGGTTCAGCTGAGGCGCGATGTAGGCAAAGCGCGGGTTGCCCTTGCCGCACATCACCGCGCTCTTGATTAGGTCATTGACGCAGGCCACGGTCTTGCCGGCACGCCTGTGCGCTACAGCAATCGCCCAGCGGGTTTCCCTTGTGTGTAGCCCCATGAAATGAGTGCGAGGCGCATAATGGCTCTCGACCCGGACTACTGGGGCGGTTGCCAACTAAACACGCCCTCAGCCACTACCCTTTGTGCTGAGCTTCCGTTTCCATCGATGGGCTGCAGTTTGGCATGCAAATATTGCGCCGCCGCCTTTGCGCAGTCGATGCGCTGGGACTTGTTAGCCTCAGCGTCTCTCATGACGCTCAAGAGATAGTCGAGCGGCAAAATACCCGTTTCTTTCGCCTGTTCGATAGCTTTCTGCGTTACGCGGTTGGCGCCACCCTTTTTGCGCCCCGCGCCTGTTCTAGCGCCGCCGCGCATTGATTTTCTGAAAGTTTATCATAAAGCCACCTCCCCGGCTCCCTTGCGGGTGGGCCGTTCAGGCGCTCAAATCAATGAACGCGGGTTATACCGTCATCGCGGCGAAATAGGTCGAAGGCTTGATGAACACGTCGATCGTCTCACCAGCAGCAAGATACTGGCCTGTCGATGATGTGACAGCCGTAGCGCCGGTGTTCGTGCCGTCTGTGTTCTTGAGAAAGCGGCAGTTCTCGCCCGCGCGGACACGGGCCAGGGCGGCGGACGGCGGGGAGATAGTGGAAATCGCCGAGCTGGATGTCAGCGTCCACGACTGCGAGCCAACGTGCGAGCCATAGACCATTCGCGTAATCGCGTCGGCGCCGCCGTAATAGCTGATCTCAAGAGCCATGCTTCAGTCCCTTGTGAGATTAGAGTGAAGCGATACCTGATCGCTGTAGGATGATGATCAAGCCAATCACGATCGCAGCCGCCTTCGCCCAATTATTGAACGGAGGCGCCGATAATGACGCCCACGATCAGCAAGGTGATGAGGAGAGAAATCAGCATTTCTCGTCTCCAATGAAAAAGCCCGCCACAATCCGCGCTCTGCCCCTTGGGAGGAGAGTGAAAGGGCGGCGCTGTTGTGACGGGTCCGCCGGGGCGGATGGGGTTAGTCTTGCAGGTGTTTAATGAACCATCGGACAGCGGACGCATCAACCTCCGTCAAGCCATTCACCCTCAAGCCGGTGCCGGGTCCGTCGATCATTTCATCAAGTTTGTTGCTCAATTCGGACACCGTGAACGCTTTCTCGACCGTCCAATCCTTCACGACATTGAGCGCGACGTCGGCTAGTTCGGCAACATACATCGTGCCATCGAACTGCAAGCCGTCGTCGACCTGACGGACATAGTCGCCATCTCGATTCGCCTGCTCGCGAATGTTTGTGATGAACGCCTCAATCAGAGCATCGCGGAGATTGTCGTCAGCGCTCATCGGGCGCAACTCGAACAACTATCGTTCTGCATAGCTTAAGGTGCCACCAGTTTGCAAGAGGGTTTTTGATCGAAACTCACAGATGCTTCCACGAGCATATCAGATCGGCCACAAACTGCACAATCAGAAGAGAAGACCGGGCCTTACGCTTGTCGTCTCCGTCAAATGCCTTGCCGGCCTGTCCGCCGGAATGGTCGAAGCGGCAGACATTCTCCCAGACCGACCAATATTTTCCGGGGATGCGCGCCTGGAACCAATAAAGCTCGCGTCGTGCGTCTTCCTGAACCCACCCAAAGCCTTCGCCTGATCCGCCGCCTGGGAGACCCATTAGGTTTGCCACCACCTTGGCCTCGCCGTATGCCCGCTGCCACAGGCTATCGCACAGCTCGACAGCGCGCATCTGGCGTTCGTCGAGGTGTTTGTCAGTCCGCCAACGCTCTACCGTCGTGACGTAGCGATTGCGGATCTTCACGCCTTCCCGCGCATAGTCCCCGTGCTTAGCCGTGAAGCTGTCGATCGGGATGACCGGCGCGCCTTTCTCAACCTTAGGCTTGGCTTGGCGCTTCTTCGCCTCGATCTGCTTGGCGATTTCGGCCAGCACTTTGTTTCCCCGCCCCATGATAGTCTACTCCCCTTCTCTCAGGACCTGGTCGATCATTGCGCGAAAAATTGCAGCCTTTCTCTTTGGCGTCGGTATCCTTACAAAGTTCAAAGCATTCGCAGCCTTCACCATCCCCTCGTCCACTTGCTTCAGCTCGTTGAGGATGGCGCGGACGACATCTTGCGCAACGTCCACCCTACTCGGCACAGGCTGTCCGCAAAAATCTCCGCGTTGATTTGCCCACCCGGAATAGAAATCGGTCATATGGTGGGAGTTGGCTGTCGGAAATATCCTCCCGAATGCAGCGTTAGCGCACCGCTCCAGCATCGTGGTGTCTCTGTGGGTCAACACCGGTTCCTCCAGTCGGTGTAAGCAGCGCCCAACAGGGCAAGGATTGCCAGCCCCCCGAGCGCGGCAACCAGCGACCAAAGAGAGGTGCCGAATAACAAGATGAAAATCGTTCCGTATCCAGCACTGACAGCGACGAGCAAGGTAGCAGTCGCAAGTATAATCGCCATTCGCTTCGTATTATCCATCATCTCATTCCTTCTGCTTGCGGGGTTGGGTTAGGCGGCTGATTTCTTCGACAGAAAATGAGGTTTCTGGTAATATTCGGTCAGCATCTTCACCGTCTTGTCCATGCTCATCAGCTTACGATCGGCTTGCTCGTCGGTGGCAACCTCTAGATGCTCAATGCCGCTGTCGAAAAAGTCCTTGTGATGAAACCCTAGGCCGCTGATCTTGATTGAGTATCCCATCCAGCTGAACGAGCGCTCACCCCTAAAATGCGCCCTTACCTTCTGGACAAAGCCTTGCTGCTCGCGCTCAAACTCGCCTACGTAATGCAGCACGCGCTTCCGGCGGCCATCGGCGGCCAGCCCTGTTTCGCGCTTACGAAAGAAACGCTTGGCATCTCTGCGATCAACCGTCCACGCAGCCGTCATGTTTCCCTTTTGCGCGCGAACCAAAATTGCGTCTTTCGGGCGCGCAGCCGATGCTATCATACCGACTATGACGTTGACCTGCTCGTCAAAACTTCTCTTGTTGTCGCACGCCAGTTTCTCAAGCCATGCTGGTGGCCCAAAAGCCAAGCGCATAAAGGACCC